GTTCCAAACGGAATGAAGCATTTCGTTAGAACTCCTATGGCTACTGGCATGGACGGTGATTTCAATACTGGAAACGTAAGATACAAAGCGAGAGAGAGATACTCTTTCGGTGTATCTGATCCACTTGGAATCTATGGTTCAACAGGAGCCGCTTAACTAGCTAACATGGGGGGCAGTAGTTCATGGCTGCCCCTCATCCACATACCTTGACAGCGTAAGCTGACATTTGCCAAGACAAGGAGATTAATATGGGCAATTCAACATTTTCAGGACCAGTTAGGTCAAAAGGAGGCTTTACATCAATAGCCTCTGCATCAGGAACGGGAACAGAAACCACACAGATGTCTATATCATCTGCTGGTTTTACATCTCTAGATGCAAACACAATGGCTACCGAAGCAGGTACAGGTATCACAGGTGGTACAGGTACTATCTACAGAAGTTCTGTAATTAGAGAAGGTGGTATTATCAGGACAAGTATCTTGATTGATCTTACAGGTCTACGATCTACAGCTAGTGGTGATATCATTGGTGTAGACGGAACATCAAACGTATGTCACATTGGTCAAATTACAGCAGCCAGAAACGGAACTATCCTAGCAGGTAGAATGACTTGCTTTGAAGCTCCTACTGGTGGTGATCCAGATATCAACGTACACTCAGCTACGGAAGGTACAGGTGTGGAAGATGGTGCGATCAGTAGTTTAACCGAAACATTATTGGTAAACGCAGGAGATGCCACACTAGGTAGTGTTGTTATATTTACAGCAGTTCCAGCAGCCGATGAGTTTCTATACTTGACATTAGGTGATACAACCAACGCAGACTACACAGCAGGAAAGTTACTTATAGAACTGTTTGGCTACGAAGCGTAATTAGGGGGATAACATGGCTGATGCAGTAACATCACAAACCCTTTTTGATGGCGACAAACACGTTGTTATGAAATTCACAAACATTTCTGACGGTACAGGTGAGTCTGCTGTAAAGAAGGTTGATGTCAGTGCATTGGAATCAGATATATATGGCAATACTTGTAGTAGTGTTGCCATAGAGAAAATCTGGTGGCAGTGCATAGGCATGAAGGTTCGGTTGTTTTTCGATGCAAGTTCTGACAAGTTCATAATAGAGTTAGGTGAAAATCAGAGTGGGTATCACGACTATAGTGAGTTTGGTGGTATATCTAATAACGCAGGGTCTGGAAAGACAGGTGATATTGATTTTACCACTGTGGGTCACTCTAGTGCTGATACATATACCATCATTCTGAAGATGCGAAAAACATACTAAATTGTTTGACCCAGTAACTATCTCTGCCGCTGTTGCTACAGCGAGTACGGCATTTAATGGAATTAAGAGAGCTTTTGCCGCAGGTAAAGACTTAGAATCCATGTCGCAAGACCTATCCAGATGGATGGGTGCTGTTAGTGATGTGGATGCCGCTCACAAGTCTGCAAAAAATCCTACAATGTTTCGTAAGGTCTTCAGTGGCGGTACGATAGAACAAGAAGCAATAGAAGCGTTCACAGCAAAAAAGAAGCTAGAAGAGCAACGATATGAGCTTAAACAGTTCCTAATGTTCACTCATGGATCAAAGGCATGGGATGAGCTACTGGCTATGGAAGGTCAAATAAGAAAAAGACGACAGAAAGAAATATATGATAGGAAGATATTTAGAGAAAAGGTCATCAGTATCGTGGCTGTTACTATTGTCGTTGCTATCGGCTCTGCTGTTCTTATCGGGTTCATCTACACCCTCATGGGATTTGATAGAGGTTGGTGGCGATAACTGTGTAAGAAAGCAGGGAGGTCAGGAAACTTTTGAGTGGCTCTGTGTGGATGATGGCAAAATATATCTAGCTCAATCAGATAATATCAAAAATTGTTTTACTTGTTTTCTAAAAAAGTTTAGCGATTGGACTTGGGAGCAAGAAATACGAAAAGGCATAAGAGAAGACCCTAAATACATAACTTGTAGAAGATATAAAAGAGTAAAGGCTAAGAACGGTCAAGAGGTTTGTTTATACAAAGGTGCTAATGATACTTACAGTTTAGTGGTTGAAGGTCATTGCCCGATAGAGTATCAGTGCAAGTATGAGCCAGGCGGAAAAGAACCAAACATAGATAGTGTGTTAGATTCATTAAATGATAGCTTTAAAAAGTAAAACATATTATAGTAAAAAAAAGTTATATATAACTTTTAGGGAGATAAGATGGCTGTAGTGACACCAGACCTACCAGAAATTTTTGAAGAGGCTTTCGAAAGGGCAGGTCTTGAAATGCGTTCTGGTTATGATCTAAAGACAGCCAGAAGAAGTCTAAATATACTAACATTAGAATGGCAGAATAGAGGGATTAATCTCTTTACCATAGAGTCTGGCACTTTATCTTTATCAGCAGGAACAGCTACTTATACCATGCCGTCTGATACTATAGACTTGATAGAACATACTATTAGAACAGGTTCAGGAACATCACAGTTAGATACAAATGTAACAAGAATAAGCGTGTCTACATACGCACAAAAATCTAACAAAAACACACAAGCAAAACCAAATCAAATATTTGTGCAGAGACTGGCAGGATCAACGACAGTAACATTACATCCAGTGCCAGATACAACGTACACATTAGCGTACTTTAGATTAAAAGGAATAGATAGCATATCTTCTGGTATAGTAGGAACAACGACAAACTTCGTGCCACCAAGATTTGTGCCTTGCTTAGTTTCTGGTTTAGCGTATTACATAGCTATGAAAAGACCAGAGGTATCCAATAGGGTACAAGCGTTAAAACAAGAGTATGAGTTTCAATTCGAACTAGCAGCAGGTGAGGATGCAGAAACAGCATCTATAAAGTTTGTTCCTCACAATACATTTTTTGTAGGTTAAGATGGGTAAAGCAACAGGAAAATACGCATTTGGAATATGCGATAGAACTGGATTCAGATATCCTATAAACGAATTAGTATATGAATTTGAGAACGGAAAAAGAACTGGTCTCCGTGTAGGCAGAGATGTAGCTGACAGAGATCATCCACAAAATTTCATTGGTAGAGTAAAAACAGATGATCCACAATCACTAAGAGATGCCAGACCAGACAGAACAGAGCCTTTCCTACTGCAAGTAGGTGTTGCTCGTTTTGATGATTTTGATGCAAAGATAGACCCAATATTTGCACAGGTTGGAACGGTATCAATAACAACAAGTTAAATGGCATATTTACAAAGCAATATACCGCACTTTAAGTGTTGGGTTAGAAGAGAATATACACATAATCATCAGAAGTATCACGGTGATTTTTTACACGCTATGGCAATAGCTGTAACGTGTATGCCAAATAGATGTTTAAGTTTTCAAATTATATTTACAGGATGTGAGTCAGATGATACTGACGATCCAAATGTGCATGGTGGAGCTATGTGGGCTAGGATGCC